CAAGCCACCAGCGAATAGTCCTGAATCTCCAGCTGCCATTATGTTTTATCCTTTTGTCCAAATATAGCATCCCAACGATCTTGAGATATATGACCAAAGGTACTGATTAAATCTTTACATTGAGGCACTTTCTCCTGTCCAACACAAATCCTAAATCCATCTTCATAAGGTATCTTTTCACCCTTACTTACATAGATATGTTCACCATCTTTAGATATTGCAGATGATACACCACCAGTATTTATACCAGTAGTTGGATTGTTGTTAATTGAATCTAGATGTAAACGCTTCTTTGATCTTCGCATAACTTGATTTATCCAGCTTTCCTCTTGCCACATCTCTAGCTGCATCTGTCAATGTTTCATACCCTTGATAGCCAGCAGATGTTGATGTGTCCACATTCGGAACATTTATTGTTTTGTTGATTAATTTATTATGAACTACTTTTAATTGTTGGTAGCTCATGTCCTTAAAAGTTTCTCTATCTTCTTCAGAGAACTCCATTAGCATCTTATCTTTGTTAGCAGTTTCTTGCATTTTAAAAGATTCTAGTTCTGGCTTAACTCTATCAAGTTCTGATCTGGATTCCTCATACAAGGTTTTCCATTCTTCATTTTTAGATAGTTGTGCCTTTCTTTCTTCTTCCATCTTGCCTTTCAGTTCTGCCAATTCAGATTCTGCTTTTTGCAACCTTTCTTTTTTTGCCATTACTTCTTGCAATAATCCACTATCTTGGTTGCTTGATACTGAATCACTCTGGCTGTTAGTAGCCAACTCTTGTACGCTATCTTGTACTGTGTTCTCGCTCATTATCTTGAGTCCTTTCGTTATTTACCGATTTTAAGGTTAATTGGTTTGCTTGTTGCTTCTTTTGCATTTCTAGCAATAGCAAGATCAACCTCTTTAAAAATAAATCTTTCTATTTTATTTGTAACAGGCTTTGTTTTACTTGTTACAGATCTGCCCATATCATCATTCCATTGAATCTTTTGTGCATTTGTACCAGACCAACCAATAATAACATTATCTCTTGAAAATCCTCTGGTCTGTAAGTTTCTCATCATATCACCAGTAAGTTGTAGATCAACCTTTGATGATGTAGATGATTGTCTCTTAAACTTACCAGATGCCTTTCTAGCCCTGTAACTTGTTGAATATGGAGAGAATCCTTTTCCATTGACATCTTTACCACCTTTGGTAGTATGCACCCGTATTCGATCTGCTGTTTCATCGCCCAACTTCTTCCAGAATTGTTTGGTAAAGGTTGGTATATCTTTTAATTTTTTAGCCACGTTGTTCTAATTGTTGTTGAGGTGTTAATGGTGTTCTTTTAAATCCACCTTTTTTATCTATAAATCCTTTGGCTTCTTTCGGATCAGTAAGTTTTTTAGATACTGATGTTTCCCTTGCCCATCTATGCCTACAATTAAAGCCACCACCATCAACAAACGCTGCTGGGTATTGGCTATCAACTTCATCTCTTGTTAAGCTACCAGCTGACATCATATCTAAACATATGTCTCTGGTCCTATCATCTATAGGACCTTGATAAACATAAGTAGCATCTGCTGGATCATTCACAGCCATTTCAGCAGTTACATTTCTTTCAAAAGTATTTAAAGCAGTATTGGCTAATGTTTCTGCTTGATCTGGTCTTAATACATTACCTAACATACTTTGTGCTATTTCTCTTTCTGTTTTGCCACCTAGAATCCCTTTAACAGCCTCATCTATGATCTGCTCACCCATTGTTCCGATCTGCTTTCTAAAGGTTGCTTGGTCTAATCGTACCAAAGCCAATAATGTTTCTTCTGTTACCTCTCCAACAAACTCCATTCCAGATAGTACATTTTGATAGGATGCTAAATACTTATCTAAATCTTTCTGTAATCCTATCTCATTAAAGATATAATCATCCACGTCAAGCGTACTGATTAAAGATATAAACTCTTCTCTGCTTAAAGAACCTTTAAGATCAAGCAAATCCTCAACCATTTGAGCCTGTGCCTTTTGTACTGCTCTTGAAAACTCTTGTGCTATTCTTTCTTTATCCACGCTGTAATGCCGATAATAATGGTGATTGAGGTGTTGGCTCTTCTTCAATTACCTCTGGTTCTAATTCTTCTAATCTCATATCTAATTCTTCATTAGTAATATCTGGATTAAAATGCTTCATCAATCCTTTCTGATCTATTAATCCTTGATCTAACATAAACATCAGTTTATCTTTTTCTACTGACCACTCTTCTGGATAATCAGATTCAGAGAAATCAACAGCATAGGACTCATCAAAGGATTTACCAGTATGCACTTCGATCACCCTACGATCAATGGCATATCTCATTTCTTCAAAATCTTGAAACATAGGTATATCTGATTGTCTTGATTCCAGATTTTCCATGTTTAAAATCTTTAATGCTTGTCCACTTGGAATTTGTCCTTGCTCACCCCATCTAACTGATAAGGAATGATTTTGACCAGTAACATTTAATAATTGTTTAATACTTTCCAACATCTGGCTAATATTAGAAGGTGGTGCTACAAAGCTCATTGAACTACCTTCTGGCAGAGATATTAAACGATCTACTCCCCATTTTAGATTGGGAACTTCTTGATCTATGCCTGTAACTACTGGTGATCCCATCTGGTAACGAGTAGCCAACATTACTTCAGTAAATGCTATAGAACTGTGAAGAGCTGCCATTGTTACATCAGATGCATCATAAGGGAAAACAATTCTAGATATAGGATTAACATCATAAGGATTAATCATCTCTGGATTACCATCAATAGGATATATCTTACCATTAATATCATATAAGAAATGCATCCCCTGTTCACCATCTCTAGCTTCTGACCAGAACACAAATTCTCTATCACCTCGGCTATTTACACCACGCTCATATGAATAGCCATAAGGCTCTAGCTCACCTTCGTAATAGTATTCACGAACATTAGGCATTATGTGATAATCTATCTTTTGCTTTCTTTCATTCCATACAGACTTCATATGGATAGAACCTAATAACCATGCTAACTCTGATGCTATCCTAGATTGGCTATTTAAATGATGTGTATAAGTCATATACTCTTCAGCTTCTTCACCACCTACAAATCTAGTTGCTGGTGCTTTATATAACATCATTCTGGAACGAGCAAAACGAGGTACGATTCTTAATGGTAGTGTAGGTATCTGGCTTAATGAAGAAGAAGGGAAGTAGTCACTAATATACTTATCTATATCTCTATTGTAATAGAAGTCTATAGATTGCTGCCTCTTCTTGTACTCATCTTTAAGCACCATATCTTCAGCATTTTTAATTGATTCAAATACAGCTCTACTACCTAAATCTGGAATAGTTATCATATCATAATACTTCATCAGTTCACCACTTGATTATTTCTTTTTAATATATCAGATACCATCTCTTGCTTTCGCTCATCCATTGATAACTTTTGACCATATAGATGTAATAAAATAATCGCTCCCAGACCACCACTAACAAACCCAAATGTAAACATCACCATTCAACGCTCATAGGTTGACGATTTACAATTGGATGTCTATACGCTATATAATATGAACAGGCATCAAGCATATGAGTTAAAGCAATATCACTTTTGTCTATCTTACCATCTCTGCTTCTCTGTACTTGTTCTAAATCTTTTATAAGGTTTACACACCTCGGATCAATGGTCATTCTTATCTTACCATTAGCATCTTTTAATATTCTATTTAAAGCATTTAAACGATCAATAATTGGTGGATTTGCTTTCCTTGCTATAACTTGAAAGCCATGATCTTTTAATATCTGATGATCTGATCTGTTGCTGGTTGTTGATCTGGCTGATCCAGCACTATCTGGAAAGGTTGGAATGTTAGGTGCTATCTTCTTCATAGCTCTAGCCATCTCTTCAGTATTGCTATTTGTTAATCTAATCTCTTTAAAATAATGTATTGTACCATCAGAATATTCACAACCCAATACAGAACTCATATAGTCCACATTGAAATCTAATCCCCAGAATAGGTTGTTTGTTAATTGCTTTGATTTCTTAACATGAATACTTCTATCAAAATTATATGCTGCTCTATTACCAGTTGTTTCAAAGGATGCTAGAAATTCTGTTTTAAAAGCTCTTTCATCCATCATGGCTTTAGCTTTCTCTATCTCTTTCTCTGGTACATATCCACCATCTACTGTTGTATATTGCCAACTCTTCCAATCTGGATCATCACTTTGACCTTTCAAATAGGCATCATATAAGTGATCGTATCCATTAGGTGTACCAATAAAGAAGGCTGATCCATCTGTTGTTGTTAAGGTAGGATAAATAATCTCATCCCATACATGAGGCTTGATATATGAATATTCTTCCATTACAACCATATCTAACCCAGCACCACGAAGATTATTCTCTTGTTCTGCACCTTTAATAGCAATCTCTGCATCATTAGGTAAGCGTACAAGTAACTCTGATTCATTGATCTGGCAATCATAGTCTCTGAATATCTGTCTCATTAATTTCCAAGTGGTAGCCTTTCCTTGTCTGTATGTTGGTGTTACAATCCATCTACGCTCCCCAGCTTGAATTTCTTTCTGCAAAAGCCACATAAGAGATAGATGAGATTTTCCGAATCTTCTCCCAGCAACTAAAACCTTTCTTTTTGCTGGATGCTTTACAATCTCTTTTCGCTTCTGATCTATGTTCCAACTAATCAATCGTCATTATTTTTATTGGTTCATTCTTGTGTGTTATCTCTCTAATCTCTTTTGCCTTACCTTCTGTTCTATCTGATAGATAATTAACAGCACCTAAACTCCCATTCATAGCCATTTTATATACTTTACGAACCATACGCTCCTTGTTGGTTCTACCTTCTACATCTCCTTCCTCAAAAACTTTATTAATAATATCAGCTAATGCACCTCTTCTCCCATTCGGATTTGCATTATTATTTGCCTTAAATTGTGTGCTAGGGTTACCACTTGCACCTTTCTTAAATTGACCATTAGGCTTCCGATTATCCACCGATTTACTCATTACCATCTACCAATGCCATTACTAATGATTTATTTAATTTATCCATCAATTCTTTTACTTTATCTGAATCAATCTCATATACATCAAACTCTAAACGCCAATTATGTGTAGTCTTTAGGTTTTTAATCCCTACTAATTCAACATTTAAAGCTGTGCCTTGATCTCTTTTCATATTTTTAAAAGGTCTGCCGACAAACCTAAATCCTTATTCCTGTCTATCGCCCTATTATAATGATTTTCAACGAGTGAGGAAGGATTAGCACCTCTATAAATACAGGGATTTCCCTACAAAATAAGATGCTTATTTCTTATAAATTAAAATATTGTTGTATTTAGTGTACTACAAAAAAATGAACATTGATAACTTGCACTTGGAAGGGGAAGGGAAGGGGGAGGGAATATACGGGGAATATACCTACTGGTAATTAATTAAGATACCCTAGCCAATTGAGGTCTTATTTGGTTCAAAAACATTAGTTACACCCTTATCCATTAGGGAGGTTTCTTCATATGGGTCTAATTTGTAAGGGAGGTTTATAATATTAAGTCCCTAATTCTTTAGGGTGTTATTTATCTTTTTAAATATAGTTTCCAGTACGAGAAATGGGGATAGTATAGTATAGTATAATATAATAGAGTAAAAAAAAAGCCTCGATTTCTCAAGGCTCTTTCTTTTAGGTTTATGTTTATTAGTTTTTATTTATTTCAAATATTGTTTTATATTTATATTTTGTTCTTCTTTTTTTATCCTTATCATAAAGTGAGGCATATTTATTATATTCTTCAATTCTACCTTCTGCTCTTGATTGTTGCTCAACAGTTATCTCTTGAACAGTTTCAATTTTTTTTATAAGTGATTTTGATATTATACAATGTTTCCATAAAAACTTTAAACACTCCTTATTAAGTAAAGCAGTTTCGCCTTCATAATAACCTTTCCACTTTTTACCATTTATTTCTGTTATTCTGTATTGAGTATTTTTGTTTAATTTTTTCATTATCATCTCCTATAATGTGTTGTTTAATTAATGAGAATATAAAGAGCAAATCAATGCGAATCAAGATAAAATACATCATTTAATTCATCATTATCGATTTCATATAAATCTGTTCTAACCTTAATGGCTGTACCATCTTTTCTAAACCTTAATGATCCTTTCTCATGGAATACTCTACGATCCTTGAATTCATCCTTTGTTACCCATCCACACATCGTAAGGATAGAATCTTTTTTATTAATTGAACAGAATAGATATATATCAGTATTGTAATTATCTTGTGCTGCGATAAAATTATTT